CGGAATAGGTAGCGCGCAGGAATGTAACAAAGCAATTAAAAGAGATGTTATTGAAGCGTACAGGGAAACAAGTTACTATAAAACCGTTAAAGAAAAATTCGGCATCAATTACGCTGAAGCCGTAGCCGAAAAGGTAGCAAAACAATATTACGAAAAAGTTTCAAGCGGGACTTTGGCGTGGAGTACAAATGTGGGATATGCTAAATTTGGCGATATGGGCGGAATTGATTTGTCCAAATATAGAGGCGTTTTTATTAATGCAAACGAAGCAAAAAGTAAAATTACGCTTGACGCAACCGTTCAACACAACGCTAAAACTGGATGGTTTACAAAGAGCGCATCGGATTTTAGTTATATAATGGATCACGAGCTTGGCCACGAAATTGACAAGTTTTTGGGAATGAAACAAGACCCTAGATTTATAGCGATTTATGAAAGGGAACACAAAGCAGGAATTGAAAAATTGTCTGAAAGATTAAGCAGATACGGGGCTACGGCTGGTAATAGACCAAAAAATAGACCAGATGAAATGATTGCTGAAGCGTGGGCGGAATTTGTTACATCGCCAAAACCTAGGGAATTATCGAATGAAATAGGCGAATTAATGCTTAAAAAATACTACGAAACACACAAAGCAGATGTTGGCGTGGCTTTTGAAAGTTGGAAAACCGAATCCTTAAAACTATTGAAAAAATGATATATATTGAGCCGATTTGCATAAATTGCAAACACTACGATTTACAAACGAGCACTTGCGCGGCATTTCCCGAACAAATACCGGATGAAATATATTTAGGGGACAACGACCATTCAAAGCCGTTGCCCGAACAAAAGAACGATATTGTTTTTGAACTTAAAAAATAAAGAAAATGACAATTAACGAATTTGTAAAAAATGCGTTTGAAATTAGAAACCAAGCGCACCTTTGGCACTGGATGACTAGGCTAGACCCCGAACATAGAGCGCTAGGCGAATTTTATGATTCTTGGCTAGAATTAACGGATACGTTTATTGAAACGTTCGCAGGTAAATATCAGCGCCCTGATATGGGCTTTGTTTGCCAGTCGTTACCGTACACCGAGGGGACTTCCCTGCCTTATATGCAAAAAGTAGCCGTTTTTATGCAATCAACAGACGTGCGCTCTATTGCGCCTGATTCTGATTTGCAAAATATTTTAGATGAAATGACGGCGCTTGCAAACCATACATCTTACCGTTTAACTTTATTGTAATGGAATTAACAACATCAAACAAACCTACCAAACAGGCGCCGTATGATTGGAGCAAGTACGACCGCACGTATAACAACGCGATCGATTTAGTTGCGCAATGTGTGGGATACCACCGGCAATCGATGAAGCCTTTGCGCTCAATTACGTTAAAAGAATCATATTACCACCTTTTCAAAAAAGGGCTTGAAATTTTAATGAAAAAGCAGGGCGCAAAATTTGAAGAACAAAGCAAAATGACGTTTGACGGCGTTGAAATAAAATGCGGTTCAGCGTTTCAATTCGAATCAATTGTTTGTGAGTATTATTCAACGGTTGAACAAATAAATGACTAATGCCGAATAAATTTGAACTTGATAAATTACTAAATAGCGTTTCCCGTGTCAAACGGGAGGTGCCTATTGTGTTAGCAAACCAAGCTCAAAATTATTTCGTATCTTCGTTTAGAAAGCAGGGATGGTCAGACACGGGCGCGTGGAAAGAAGTAAACCGTCGAATTGAAGGAACGCCGGAATATAAATACCCAGCGTTTAAGGGGTTAAGTAGGAGAACAAAACCAATATTAGTGATGAGCGGAAGGCTACGCAGGGCGGTAAGTGGTAGCATAAGAGAAGCCACGTTTGAGCGTATTCGCTTAGTTGTCGCTTTGCCTTATGCCGCAGCGCAAAACTACGGGAATAACAAATTAGTCGCGCGTAAATTTATGGGCGATAGTCGCGAACTTCGCGAAAAGCAATTGAAATTAATAAAGACTTCATTTGATAAGGCTTTCAACGTATAAAAGAAATGAGCGGAATTAAAGCCCCTTTATTGGACATTTTAAACAAGCTGGCGACGGTGGATGTTACAAATGGCGACGGTCAAGTCGTCAAATTGTATTCGCGTGTATGGAATAATCAGCTAACAAGCGAAAGAGATGCGAAAATATACGACTATCCTAAGCCTGCGGCGTTTGTCGAATTTATTACACCCGTTACGTTTACAGAAATGGGCGGTAATTTTGGGAATGCTGATATAGGCGTTAACGTTCATTTGATTCACGAATATTACAACGCAGACGGCACGTTTGAGCAAGATTTACTGGTGTTTGATTTACGAGATAAAATCGTAGCATTATTGAGCCAGTTTAAGCCTACGGCCTGCGGTCTTATGGTTCGCGTTAATGAACAACAAGATTTTGACCACGATAATTTATACCATTACATCGTCGGCTTTGCGGTTAATTTCGTTGATAGCAAATCAAGCCCATACGATCCGGCAGCGGGCAAATACATTGATTCGGCGGTGCCTACTTCTTTGCAATTAAACACGGCAAAAGCGCAACAACCGGTTTTTACTAATTCACATCAAAATTATAACATTAAAAAATAATGGCACGTTCCGTCGCAGAAATACAAACCCAAATGCTCGATAACATTGCGGCAGACGCAACGTTGGGGACATTACTTACATCAACTAGCAAGCGGGCAATTTACCGCCTTTACACGTACATTGTGGCCGTGGGAATTAATGCGCTGGAGCAATTAATTGACATTTTTAAAACTTCGGTAGAAACTACCGCCGCCGCCGCAAGCCCTGCGACGGCTTCTTGGTTACAAGACCAAATTTTGAAGTTTCAATATAGCGCAACAAACCCGCAGGTTTTGCAGCTTATCAATTTTGCGCCAGCTTATCCAATTGTTGACCCGACGTTAAGAATTATTTCGCGGTGTAGCGTAACGACAAACCTTTCAAACCAAGTTATCGCAAAAGTGGCGACAGGGACAACACCGGCGGCGCTTACAACCGATCAACTTTCTTCGCTTCAATCTTACGTAAATTTAATAGGCATCGCAGGCGTAAATTATTTGTGTACGTCTTCCGCTTCGGATAAAATATACGTTCAGGCAAACATTTTCTATCAAGGTCAATATAGTTCGGTAATTTCGGCCAACGTGCAAGCGGCCATCGTTTCATTTTTGGCAGCGATTCCGTTTAATGGCAAAGTAAAGGTTTCGGATTTAGAAACGGTAATTAGAAGCGTTACAGGCGTGAACGATGTGGTTTTGGTAAACGTACGAACGCGCGACGATAGTACGGCGTTAAGTTCAGCAAGTTACCTAGTCCAAAATCAGCAAGTTATTGGGCGCCAGTGGGCAACAATTGCGGGTTATATTGTAGCAGAAACAACAACGGGAAACACTTTAGCTGATTCCCTTAATTTTATCGCTGAATAATGAGTATTTACGATATTGATTATAGCAAACTAGCGACGCAAACGCTACCGCCCGACAAAAGGTTTACCAAAATGGTGGCCTTTGTTAAGATATTGCTTTCGCCTTTGCAATACCTAAACAACCTTTGGTTTGTGGGGTATAGAACGGGAACGGCGGCACCGGCTTACGCTTCGGGTACTTATGCAAAATATGCGCAGGTCAAATACAATAAAATTGTTTATGAATCCCTAATAGCGGGAAACACCGCGCTACCGACTGACACCACAAAATGGAAAGTCGTACAGGAAAACTTTATCGGCCTATTTGAACGCATCACATACAATGGCCAAAAATTGGTTTTAGAATATGCGCTAAACAAATGGTTTGGCACAACGTTTCGCCAGCCGCCTTCGGTTAGTGATATTTACATTTCTACAAATTCAATAGGTACGCCTTTTTTCCGTGTTGGAAACGTGGAGGCGATTAGTAGTTCATCAAGAAACGACGGGTCAAGCGAATTTGTAATAAATAGCTACACGGTAGCGCTACAATACAATTTTACTATATTCGTACCCGTTGCGGTTTATAATGCCTTAGACCCGTTGATGGCAAACAATGAAGCTATTTTTAGAGCATTCGCAAATAAATACATTCCCGCAGGGCTAACATACAATATTACAACTTACTAAAATGAGAAAATTAGTCACAACAGACATCACAAATTCGGTCGGTTTCCCTGTAAAAGCGGGAACCCTTAACCACATCCAACTAGCATACCAAGAAGCGCTCACGGCTTTAGCTAATAGCATAATCGGCCGTTTGCCGGATTCTTCAAATTGCTACATTTTATTTGGTTGCAAAAATACCGGTTCGGGGACTTCTTATGTTATCAGCGCCGGCGCAATTTATTACAATGGCGAAGTTTATTTAGTTGATGCGGTTTCATTTACGGCAGCAAGCGGACAAACGGCGGTGCTTAATTTTGTGACAACAAATTACACGACAAACGCCGATCCGGTAACGTTTACCGATGGGGTAGCGCATAACGTGCATACAATTCAAAAAATCGCCATCGCTTCCGGTGTTAGCGGTTCGGGTGTTTGCGATTACGCAAATACTTTAACGCCTTTAGCGCTGGTAAACGACCAACAGGCGACTTTGCCGTCTACGTACACGGTTAATTTTAAGCAAGACAAGGCAACGTTTTTCGCTGCGGCTTCGGTTGACACAAACATCACTTTTGATTTCACAAACGCGGTAGCTGGCACGGTAATTCGTTTAAAATGGACGTATGGTTCAGGGCGCGCGCTTACAATTACCGCGCCTTCGGGTTCTACGGTTATAAAAGACGGCGGGAACCTTTCGGCCGTGGCTTCCGCAAATAATCTTTTGTATTGCATTTACTTAGGCAAAAACGAAAGCAATAATCACGAGGTGTCGTACACTTTAAAGCAATTCTAATGATTAAGCGATACGCGAACGTAATAGGCGAAGTAGCAGGCGGGGGAACTCCCTGCTATTTTTCATCATTTACCAACCAAACAAGCGGGGCTTCTTTTTACCAAGAAGATGCAACGATTACGGGGGCGGCTGGCGCTTTGGTAACGCTCCAAGTTACGGGCTACGATACGGATAATTTGACGCCTGCTTTTTATATTAATACACAAATTCGTGTTTTAAACGGAATTGTTTACGTTACGCTAGACGGAACGGGACACGTTACTATTCCTTTACGCGTTGAAGGTAACGCGGCGGAAACTGGTACCCATTTATTTGGAATTGTAACAATTGTCGGCGTTTCAAGCGGTAGCCCATCGGGTTTAGTTTCGAGAACGGTTTCCAAGATTTTTTAATCTAAATTAGCCCCAAATGGCAAACGAAAGAAAAGTAAGCACATCGCTACAAAGGCACATTCAGGCTTACCCATCGCCTAAGTATTTTTTATTAGTGGAGGCAATGAGCAAAGCGGATGCAATCAGCAAAAGCGAAGTCGTAAACAAAGCACTTAGGGAATATTTCGACAGGATGCCTGAACAGGAGCGGCAAAGGATAGTTAATGTAAGTAAAAATTCATATTAAAAATTGAATTTAGGTAAGTTACAAAGGGGTCACAGGTAAATAACGTTTCTAATTTTAGAGTGAAATGATGTACAATTATATCCAAAATATCGAAAGTGAAGAGCCGATTATGCTAATTAATCGCCATATCGGCTATGATGAGCAGGAAGGTATGGGAATTGATGGCGCGGTATTTCAGCAAGAATTGATGTTACTTGACACAATGGGCAAGAAACGAATTCAGGTTTGGATTAATTCGGGGGGTGGTATGGTGATGGATGGTTACAATATTTGTAACGCTATCCTAAAATCTAACACGCCAGTCGACACTTATTGTATGGGAATGGCCGCAAGTATTGCCGGCGTAATTTTCCAAACAGGCCGTAAAAGAATAATGGCCGATTATGGTATTTTGATGTATCATAACCCGTACGCAGGCGACAAAACAAATAGCCCAATGTTGGAATCTATGAAAGATTCTTTAAACACGCTTATTTGTAACCGTTGCGCAATGGATTCGAAGGCGGTTCAAGAAATGATGGATAATACTTCATTTATTGAGCCGGAAATGGCAAAGGCTTTAAAGCTATGCGATGAAATAGAAGTTACGCAAAAATTGAATACTAAATATATGCCTAAAACGCAGTCAGATTCGGCGGCGTTTCATTTAGCGGCAAATAAGGTTTTGAATAAAATTTTAACAAATCAAACTAACAAAATGCAAAAGGTTTTAAACAAACTTAGCTTGGCGGACGATGCAAACGAAGAAAGCATCTTACAAGCGATCGAAAGCATTGAGAACAAGTCAGCGGAAGCTATGGAAATCGTCAACAAAAAATCGGCGGAAGAATTAGACAAAATGAAGTGCGACTTGGAGGAAATGGAAAACAAGTATAACGCAGCTAAGAAGGAATTCGAAGATTGCAAAAACGAGTTAGACGCTATCAACGAAGCTAAAGCAAAAGTTGAAGAACAAATGGCGGAGGACAAAGCTAAAAACTTAGTCGAAGAATCAGTTCAGGACGGAAAAGTTAAAAACGAAGTAGCTACCATCGAAGCGTGGACGGCTAAAGCGAAATTAGATTTCGAAGGAACTAAAGCGTTATTAGATGGCATCGCGGTAAACAAATCGTCGGTAAAAATCAAAATTGCAAACAAAGAAACCGAAGGCGTTGAGAAATTCCCTAGCGTAGCTTTAGCAATGGCGCAAATCAGTAATTCTCTTAAATAAACGTATTTTTTAACAACAAAATTTTAATAAGATGGCAGAAGCCTTAATTATTCAAGACCAAACATACGCAGGTGAGGCGGCTTCCTACTTCATCACGCGTCCGGTTATCGAAATGGACACAACTAAGAAAGGTTGTATTCACGTAGAAGACGGAATCAAGAAGCAAAAAACAATTCCACGTATTGAAGTTGCTAACTTCATTCAACGCCGTGCAGCTACCCCAACAAATCAGGGTACTATCACCGTTGATGGCCGTGTTTTAGTTCCACAAGATTTGATGCTTTATTTAGAGTTCAACCCTCGTGATTACGAAGCGCACTGGTTCGCGGTTCAATTGGAGCCTAAATTGTTAGACCGTCAATTGCCACCAACTGCGGAAGAATTTACAATGTTACAAACGATGAAGCGTTTGAACGAATTCTTTGAAAAAGCAACTTGGAGAAGCCGTTTAATTTTCGATCCATTATCTTCTAGCTACGCTACACCGGCTTCAAAAGGACAACCTGCATCAGATGCTAGTTATTTCTATTTTGATGGCTTAATGGCGAAGTTATTAGGTTCATCTGAAACCATCCAAATCACTTCCCCAGCTACTTTAGTCGCAGGAACTGCGGGTTCAGGCGAAGAAAACATCGGTTTAGCTTTCGGACGTGTTTACGCAAAAGTTCCACAAGCGATTTTATTTAAGTACGGTTCAAAAGGTTTGAAGTTCCACGTTTCATACGCAACACAACAAATCTTCGAAGAATTCTTGACAACTCAATTGTACAAGAACAACGATACGACTGAAAAAGGTATCAACCGCTACAAAGGATACGATGTTGTGCCTTTGGCTGGTATGCCAGACAACACAATCGTAGCTTGTGTAACTTCACCGGATTTAGAATCTAACCTTTGGTTAGGTGTTAACTCAACTTCTGATGAGAACGGCTTACAATTAGCACGTTTACAGAACAACTCTGAATTGTTCTTCATCAAAGGTTTGTTCAAAATGGACACGCAAGTTGGTTTCCCTGATTTCGTTGTTTTATACACGACAATCACTGCTTAATTAAGTTTAAAAATTCAGAGGGGCTTTAATTAGCCCCTCTTTAAAACATCCATATTATGCCAAATTCATTTCGTTTTGTTCGCGGTGCAAACCAAGACAACACACTAAGAGCATCAACGCAAGACGCCAAAGCGGTAGCTTACGGCGCTACGATTGCTATCGTTCCATCTGAATCGCAAAACTTATTCCAAGTTGCGCAATTAACAGGAGCGGCAACTATTAACGCAACGGTTACCCAATTATATATCGGTGACATCGTTCGCATTTTGTTATCGGCTGACGCAACAAACCGCGTAGTTACTTTCGGTACAGGTTTCGTATCGGCTGGAACGGTAACGGTTACGGCTTCAAAAGCTGCTTTCGTTGACTTTATGTTTAACGGCGCTGCTTTGCAAGAAATGGGTCGTGCAATCACGGCTTAATTAATTAAATAATTCGACCAATGGCTAAAAATTCTAAAAATGTATTAGAATCGGTTGAAAGCGTTAAAGCGGTAGTTTGTCTCAATGCCGAGGCGGTTGCTTCGGTATTGGCACAATACCCACACGTTCACACGATTCACGTAAACAAAGAAGGAGAATGGAGCTTTATGCCCCGCCCCGCTTTTATTGCGTACACACGCGAGGAAATTTTGAACGGTTAATTAAAAAACCAAACACAATATGTCACTTAATAACATCACATTCAACTTAGGTCAAGGCGGTTTAGGCCGTCCGTTGGCTGGAGAAGATTATATTTCGGGATTATTGTTTTATTCTGCGACGTTACCTCAAGGGTTTTCGTCATCTGACAGAATCAAACAATTCTTCTCGGTAGCGGATGCGGAGGCAAAGGGTATCGTTGGCAATTATAGCGACGAAACACAAGCCACGGGATCGTTATTAGTAACCGCAGCGGGAGCGGCGGGGGATAGCGTAGAAATTAGAGTCGACGAGCCATTAGGCAAAACGATTGTTATTGGTAGCTATACCCGTTCATCGACTGATTCAACGGTTAATCTAGTAGCGACTGGAATCGCGGCAGCAATCAACGCAGGAACCGCAACACACGGTTACTCTGCAACGGCTGCAACGGCAACGGTTACAATCAAAGCGCGCAAAGGCTTAGGTATTTTCTTGAATTCAGGAACGCCTATCACTTACGGTATCGTTGGAACGGTAGCTTTCACGGTTACTCAATTTTCGGGCGGTGTGGCTTCGGTATTCAAAACGATGCACTATCACATTTCTGAATATTTCCGCATTCAGCCAAAAGGTAATTTATTCGTAGGAATCTACGCGGTGCCTTCGACGTACACGTTCACTGAAATTGCAACAATTCAAAACTTTGCAAACGGTAAAATCCGTCAGATTGGTGTATTCAAAAACGGCGCAGCTTTTGCAAGCGCAGATATTACAACTATTAACGGGGTTTGTTCTTCTTTAGTAGCCGCACACAAGGAAATCGTTGCCCTTTACGGCGCTGATATTTCTGCGGTTAGTGATATTTCAACAATTGCAGATTTATCGGCCTTATCGGCAAATTTAGTTTCTGCCGTTATCGGTCAAGACGGCGCCGCTTTAGGTGCTTCCATCTTCTACGCTACCGGAAAATCAGTAACTACCCTAGGCGCTACGTTGGGAGCGGTTGCGAAAGCAAAAGTTTCCCAGTCAATCGCTTGGGTTGCACAATTCAATATTTCGAACGGCGTTGAGTGCGACGTGTTAGCGTTTGCTAATGGTGTGGCGTTCTCAAATTCATCGGTTACCGATGGTTTGTTGACTTCATTACAAGATAAGCGTTACATTTTCCTTCGCAAATTTGTAGGCGTTGCCGGAAGTTATTTTAACGAAAATAGTTCAGCTATTGCGGTGTCTAGCGATTATGCTTATATTGCAGACAATAGAACAATTCAAAAGGCGACACGCGGTATTTATACCAACCTAGCGCCGGCTTTAAATAGCCCGATTGTTTTGAATGCTGACGGAACTATTAGCGATGAAGCGATTGCGTACTTCACAGGTTTAGCGGAAGAGCCATTAATCCAAATGATTCGCGACGCGGAATTGAGCGGTGAGCAGGTAGTTATCAACTCAACTCAAAACATTTTGAGCACTGGGATTTTGGTGATTTCGGTTAACCTTGTTCAAGTAGCGACAGGACGTAATATTCAAGTAAATATCGGTTACTCTGTATCCGTTTAAACGAAAAAAAAATGCCAGTTACACCATTAATTAACGGCGTAAACTATTCTTGGAGCAACGTCAAACTTAATTTGTTTGGCGTTGTTGTGAATGGTATTACTGAAATCTCTTATAGCCGTAAACAAACAAAAGAGAATAACTACGGAGTGGGCGTTGATCCGGTAAGCCGTGGTTATGGTAATGTAGAAAACGAGGCCAGCATTTCGATTTATCGCGATGAATGGCAGCGTATTATCGCCGCAGCACCAAATAAAGACCCGTTATCAATTAAACCTTTTGATATTCAAGTTTTATTTGGTGGTAGTTCAGTTCAATTCGCACAAGATACGTTAAAGGCTTGTGAGTTTATGAATGACCCTTTTGAGGCGAAACAAGGCGATTCTAAATTCATCGTTAAGCTGGATTTAGTTGTTGGCTTAATTCAACATCAATAAAAATTAAAATAATGGCTGAAAAAATTGAAGAAGTTAAGGCAGCGGCGCAAGCCAAAGCCCTAGAATTATCGACGCAATTAAATACCAAGGTTCATCCCTTGGTATTTACTGCGCAAGACGAAAGCGAACCGGTAGTCGGCTTCGTAAAAGAACCTAGCAGGGCGGTTAAAATGGCCGTAATGGACAAAAGCCTTGTAGGTATGTATTCCGCATCGGGCGAAATGCTAGACGTTATTCTTTTGAAAGAATATAGCGACGCAAGAATTTATTCGGAACGATCGGAAGACGACAAATATTACCTAGGCGCCGTGATGGCGGTTTACGAGTTAATTAAGGTTTCAGTCAATGTGGCTGATAAAAAAAAATAATTGACCGTTATAGGATTGATGAAGACGCGTCGGACGAAAGCAAAATTAGTGCTCTTATCCGATGCGTTTTGCATACTGACCCTGACCTAATGACCGACGAAGAATTTTATCGGGCTTGGTTTCAAGTAAAGTATTTTATGTCCTTGGCGTATCAAGTTAAATTTGATTAAAAATGTCACAACAAGTCGTCTACGAATTAAGCATTAAGGATTTATTTACGAACAAATTAAATACGGCAAACAATGCGGTAAATAAATTTGAATCATCGATGAACCGCGCGCAAAGTTCGGCGATGTCGTTGGGCGCTGCCTTGGGTGTTACTTTTGGTATCGCTGGCGTTGTGGCCTTTGGCCGTAGTATGCTAGATGCGGGAATGAAAGTAGAAAATGCGGCAACGGGTTTGACTACTTTGTTAAAAGATAGCGCGGAGGCGCAGGAAGTCATCGCAAACACGATGAAAGATGCGCTTGAAACGCCTTTTTCATTTGAAAGTTTATTGCAGGCAAATAAGGCCATTATTTCGGCCGGTGTTGAATCAGATAAAGCCCGCGTTGATGTTCTTAACCTTGCCAACGCAATCGCGGCCACAGGGGGCGGGAATGACGAATTAAACCGTATGGTCGTCAACCTTCAACAAATCAAAAACGCAGGCAAGGCCACGGCTATGGATATTCGCCAGTTCGCTTATGCCGGTGTAAATATTTACAAAGTTCTTTCGGATGCAACAGGCCAACCTATTGCGAAAATTCGCGAAATGGGCGTTTCTTATGATATGCTTACAATGGCATTAAAAAAGGCGCACGATGAAGGTGGAATTTATTACAATGGCCTCGAAAATATGCAGAAAAATACTAGCGTTCAAATTTCCAATTTAGGCGATGGGATTTTTCAATTATCGGTAAAAATGTTTGACGATTTAAAACCGGCTATTGATTCAAGTATTTCTTCGCTTCAAGGCTTAATAAAATCGTTATCCGAAGGTTGGGACTGGCTTGTAAGAAATGGCGATGCGGTTAAGGCTTTAGCCACAGGCGCCGCGGTTTCATTCGGTTTATACAAAGGTTATTTATTGACTACAATGGCAATACAGGCCACGCAAACCGTAATTACTTACGGGCAAATTGCGGCGATGTATGTGTTGGGGACGGCGTACGATACGGCTTCAATTGCTACAAAATTATTAGCTGCGGCGCAATATGCGCTTAATGCGGTTATGATGGCAAACCCAATCGGCTTAATTGTTGTCGGCATAGGCGCCCTAGTCGCTGGCATCGTTTACGCTTACAACCATTTTGAAAAGTTTAGGGGTATTGTGTGGGCGACTTGGGAAGTGTTAAAAGAATTTGGCCGCACGGTAGCAAATATTTTTGTGGGTGTAGGCAAAACAATTGTCGGCGCAATTACATTTAATCCTGCAATGGTTACCGAAGGCGCGGCGCAAACCATCGAAGCGGTGCGAGGCGCTGGAGAACGTATAGGACGCGCGGCACAGGAAGGATATGAAGCTGGAATCGCTGACTTTCAAAAAGGAAAAGCAACAATTAAAGCGCCTACCAATGTTTCGCCAAAAGGTGGCAAAGGTGCAGGCGCAAACGCCCCTACCCTACCATCGGAAACAAAAGGCGCAAAGGGACAAAAAGCGGTAACGATAAATATTAAGATTCAGGATTTAGTCAGAGAACTAAGTATTAACACCGTCAATATGAAAGAAGGGGCGGGTAAACTGCGCGAAATAATCGCAGAAACGTTGATGGCGGCGACTAATGATGCACAATTAATTTCAGGGCAATAATGGATATTAAACCAATTAGACCGGATGATTTGGTAATTAAGGGCGTTCCTGTAACGCAATTATTACGCGAATACAACGTCCAAGATATTAGAACGATTACTTTAGCGCAAGCCGTGAGCGGGTTAAGCGAAAGGCTAGTTAATAGAACTTTGCCAGTGCCAAACGCGCCACAATTTAGCGATAAAATTAATCAAGCGGCATCGCCCGATCCTGAACTTTATAAGAGTGCGCTTGGTACCCCAGTCGTGATTGATTTGGCCTTCGAAAGCGTAACTTATAAAGATTTCGTTTCGGGCAAAACATTAAGAACACCAAACGTAAAGTTTGAAACAATTCTTTGCACGGTTACACAGGCCAAGAAAATCATTAAAACCGAAATTCAAGGCCGCGACGGTACCGTTAAAGAATATATCGGAATGGATGACTATCAGGTTTCAATCAACGGTATTATCGTAGGCGAAAACCGCGTTTACCCCAAATCGGTAGTATTACAATTAAAGGCCGTTTTAGATGCGCCGGTTCCGGTTCCGGTTGTTTCTGATTTCTTAAACAATTTAGGGGTTTTTAATATTGTGATAGGTGATTACACCTTGCCACAAGTGGCGGGCGGGTATTCAAAACAAGACTTTTCGATTAATGCGATTAGCGATGCACCGGTAGAAATTTTGTATTCTTAAAATAAAAGGCTTTGTATAGGGTTCTCACTAAAATAACATTCACTCAACAACCAACGGCAGCAAACGCAACCCGTAAAGGCGTTCTTGTGTATGATTTTTGCCACGAATTCGATATACTGACGACGTGGGATTCGTTAACGGATGACGGAAGCATAACGCTACCGAAAAACATTTTTATAAAGGATAAAGACGGTAATAAATTTTCCCTAGGCGGCACAAACCAAAATATAGGTGGCTTTGATAACCCAAACCCGTTTTTTTTAAAGGGCGATAAAATTAAAATCGAATGGGGTTACGCTTATTATGACAAACGCGGAAACGAAATAGCGCCAACTGCGGTACTTTACGAAGGGTTTATAAGCGAAGTTTCATCCAAAAAGCCGTTTGTTTTAAAGGTTGAGGATAATATGTACCTGCTTAAAAAGGCGCAAGCCGTAGGCGGAAATAATGGCTATTTTTCGGCCAAAAAATATACCGTTGAAACAATGCTCGCGGAAATGCTTAAAAATGCGGGGCTTTCGTTTACGGTAAATAAAACCACGTCCACGGTTATGGGCGATTTCATTACAAAAAACGAAACCATCGCCGAAGTTTTGGCACGGTTACGAAAAGAATTTCACTTTGAAGCATATTTTAAGGGCGACGAGCTTCGCTGCGGTTCATTCCGTTATTTACCCGAAGACGCACTAATTTTACCCGATGGCAAAACAAGAACAACGTTTCCCTTTTTTAAATTTCAGGGGAATATTATTAGCGATGATTTGGAGTATAAGCGTAAGGATGACCTTACTTTGTCTGCGGTGGCGACTAACACAATCGAGGAACCGACAGGCAAAACCACAAAGGACGGCCACGCCAAAACAAAATCTAAAAGATTAGAAGTTCTCGTAACATTCGAGAACGGCAAAGAAACTGCGCGCGTCACCGTTGGAACGAGGGATCAGCCATTACCTCCGAACTCCGGTGGCGAACGTAGAACGTTGCATTTTTTAGGCGCAAAAACTACGGCCGAACTGGCAACGCTTGCCGAAAATGAATTACGGAAATACTATTACACTGGCCTCCGCGGGAAATTTGTAACTTTTGGGTTTCCATTTGTTCAAGTTGCTAATTATATCAATGTTATTGACCCGATATTACCCGAAAGAAACGGGCGCTATGTAGTCAAATCCGTAAAATATACGGGCGGCGTTGATGGCCTCCGCCAAGAAATAGAACTTGATTATTTAATATTTCGAATTGACGAAAAAGGAAACCAAATAGTATGAGCGTAGAAAGGGCAATTGTCGAATCAATTCAGCGAATTACCGGAACGCAATTAGCGGACAAAATTGCTATTTATTCGGCGACGGTGGATAGCGTTGATTTGGCGGCTAGGACGTGCAATGTAACCACACTAAGCAGTCAAGGCGAAATGACCATCGAAGGCATTCAGCTTATGGCGTCAGTCGATGACGGCTTGCTTTTAGTTCCTGTCATCGATAGCACGGTTATTGTAACTTACACGACGTTTAACAAGCCTTTTATTTCTTTATTTAGTGCAATTGAAAAAGCCGTTTTAATTGTAGGGGATAACAATGTTTCCTTTGAAATGGATAATTTGGGTATTTTGCTAGAAATAGCAAACACAAAGCTATCTGTAAAAGATGGCATCACCCAATTTAACGACGGTTCGCTTGGTGGTTTAGTCAAAATAATTGACTTAACGACGAAGCTAAACAACTTAGAAAACAAGGTTAACGCCTTGCTTTCGGCGTTTAATACCCACACCCACATTTTAACGCTTACAAGCGGAACGGGTACGGCAGCGCCAACGACTAGCCCAGTTACCGGAACGCTTACGCCAACGGTTCGGGGCGATATTGAAGATACGAAGATAACGCACTAATGGCAAACCAAGATTTAGCCCTTTACGGAAACGATTTATTAATCCAAAACGGGGATTTGGCCATAATGGAATCAGATACCCAGCACATCGCTGATACGATTAACGCTTTTGCGGGTTGGTGGAAACAATACCCACAAGACGGCATCGGCATTTTTCAATATTTGAATTCAGCCGGCCAAGAGCAGGCGTTGAAACGTCAAATTATGATACAACTTACGGCCGATGGCTATCAGGTAGCAAACCCTGAAGTTTCGGTAAACGCAGCCGGCCAAATGACTATTAACCCGAACGCTACCGTATGACGAACTACACCGCAATAGCAGGACAAAGTATTTACGATGTATGTTTACAAACGTACGGTTCGCTAGATTTTTTATACAAATTAATGCAAGACAACGCAATCGCCGGCCTTAACGTCGACGTTTTGAGTGGTCAAAAATTTGTTTGGGATGAAACGCTGGTAGTCAATCAACAATTAAACTCGGCCTTTGCCGCAAGTGGTATAAATTATGCGACTTCTTCTTCTACTCTTGGTAGCGTTTTTTTTGTGGAAACAATCCAAGGCGGGCAAATCATTCAGCCTAACCCAACCCCAACCGGTGGAAGCGGTGGCGGAGGCGGCGGCGCTTATTCTATTACTTTGGGGACTTCATTTACTAGCAACGTAGACAACGCGACGGTAATTACACCGCTTGATATTAACGGAAATACGTTGGTAGGCGTTGACATTGTTCAAATTGAAAAGGAAACCAAACCTATGGTTGCGGCTGATTATAGCTGGAATAAAGCGACGGGCGTTCTTACATTATTAAACGGCAATACCTGCGACCAAGGGATGACGTTATTTATTTTATATTCGAAAATTATCACGGCCTAATGAAAAAAATATTTTTATTTCTTGTAATTTTTGCACTATCATTCGGGGCTAAAGCGCAAAGCTGGACGCCTATTTTTGGTAAACAACGCTTCGCTTCAGGGCTTGGTATTCCGACAAAAGATTCAACGTATTTCGCGGGTTCTGCGGATTCTTCGCTTATTTATATAAACCCAAAAGATGCGGGTTTATATTACAAATATAAAGGTTATCATAAAAAAGTAGGCACGGGAACGGTTTCTTCGGTTGGCCTGACTATGCCTTCGGCTTTTAGCGTTTCGGGTTCGCCTATTACAAACAACGGCTCGTTTATTGTTACCGGTGCCGGTTCAATTACGCAATACATTCGGGGCGATGGTTCGCTGGCTACATTAAACACGGCGGCAGTTCCCGAATCAGGAAACCTTTATTACACAGATGCGCGCGCAAGGGCAGCAATAAGCGGAACTAGCCCCATAAGCGTGACTTCGGGCGTTGTTTCTATTTCTCAGTCAAACGGTTCGACGAATGGGTATTTAAGCGCTACCGATTGGACGGTTTTTAATTCAAAACAAACGGCTTTAAATGGGACGGGCTTTGTTAAGCAATCAGGAACGACAACAAGCTACGATAATACAACTTATTACCCAGCTTCAAACCCTAACGGCTACACATCAAATACGGGAACGGTTACAAGCGTAGCTCTAACCGCACCCTCAGCGTTTACCGTTACAGGTTCGCCCGTTACAACTTCGGGAACTTTAGCGCTAGGCGCGGCAGGCAATTCGACGCAATACATCGACGGTTCGGGTTCGCTACAAACGTTTCCTACTATGCTTTCGTCTGATAATTTAATTAAATTAGTCAGAAACCAATCGGGCGCAACAATGACGGCCGGTACAATTGTTTACATTGATGGCGCAACAGGAAACAAGCCAACAATCGCCAAAGCACTAGCGACAAGCGACGCCACATCGGCACAAACTTACGGCGCAGTTCAGGCCGATATTGCTAATAACGCTGACGGGTATATTGTTGTGATTGGTAATATTAACAACTTAAACACAAGCGGTTTAACGGAAGGCGCGCAGTTGTATTTATCATCAACAACGGCGGGAACCTATACAACGACAAAACAATACGCCCCAGCGCATTTAGTTTATGTGGGTATTGTATTACGCGCACACCCTACGCAGGGAATTATAGGCGTAAAAATTCAAAATGGATACGAATTAGACGAGCTTCATAATGTGGCCGCACAAACGCCATCAAACAATGACGGCCTTTTTTACGAATCATCAACTAGCCTTTGGAAAAATAAAAGCATTGCAACTGTTTTAGGCTATACACCCGAGCAACCGTTAACGTTTAGCGCGCCTCTTTCGCGTTCAGTAAACACGGTTTCAATTCCTGCGGCGACGGGTTCAGTAAACGGGTATTTAAGTTCGACCGATTGGACTACGTTTAACGGCAAACAAAACGCTATTACCCTAACAACTACGGGATCAAGTGGTTCGGCTACATTCGTTTCAAATACTTTGAACGTGCCAACCTATACGCTTGCTGGCTTAGGCGGTCAGCCACAACTAAACGGCACCGGTTTTGTAAAGGCCAGCGGAACGACAATAAGTTACGATAATAGCACATATTTAACGACAAGTTTGGCTTCTTCAACTTACGTTCCTTTTACGGGTGCAACAACAGATGTAATTTTAGGGCCAAGTAAATTAAAAGCATTTAGTGTTTACGCTGAAGGTAGTGGCGGATTTGGCGGGGCAATGCAAATCAAACAATATGCAACTGCAACAATTAATGAAGCCGGATATTCTTCTATTGGAACTTTAACAAATGGAATATTTTATTTTGCATCTGCAACAACTGCTCCAAATTTCAAAAACTTTGCTTTAAACCCTAGCGGATTAACTGACAACACATTAAGAACATACACGCTACCTGATGCAAGTGGAACTATTGCGCTAACAAGCGGTTTAACGGGCTTTGTTTCGGGATCAGGCACAAGCGGACAAGTTCCTTTATTTAATGGAACGCAAAGCGTAACAAATAGCCAAATTTACGACAACGGTAATACCGTTTCGATTGGTAATTCAGTCACATCGCCGAATAGATTAGTTTCGTTTTCAACAAACGCCAGCGGGTTTGCGATTTTAGGTAGCGGTTCAGGTGGCGCCGGCGGTGTTTACGCCGCGGTTACATCCGGAACGGGTAATATGTTTCAGGGTAGCACTTCAAACGGGGGGTATCATATTGTTGACAACGCGGGAAATACTTACATTTCCGGCAAAGTTGGAATAGGAACTTTTAGTTCTTCTTCTTATAATTTAAACGTAGTTGGTACGGGTTATTTTTCAGGAACATTGACCGCAGGTGGAAGTTCGGCGATTACAATTAGTAGCAGCGATATTTACACACCAAACGCAAATAGTGAAGATGATTTATTAGTTAATAGATTTGGATATAATGGCGGAACGACGCAATTCAGAAATTTTAGAGTATATGATGGGAAAACAAATGTAATTTTTAGAACATTTGGAAGTTCGGGAAATGTTGCAATAGGAAGTAATACCGATGCAGGGTACAAACTTGATGTAAATGGTACATTTAGAAGTACGTCAACCGAAGCCGTAAGATATTACATACCCGGAACTCCAAGCAATACATTGCAAGCGGCTGGATCCCCATTTATTTATTTTCAAGGTGGGGGTGTATCATATACAACAATTCAACAGGGCGTAGGTAAATTACTATACTGGTCATTTGATGGTTCTTCTTGGAATCAAACTTTTACATTTGACAAAAGCGGAGATTTTTCTAATACTGGAAACATTTATGCAGGAGCCAGTTTTAGAACCGACGGCGGAACGGTAAAGGTAGGAGCGGGAAGTAATAATTATTATTCGCAAATATCCACGGCTTACAATTACCCTTATGTTGATTCTTATTTTGATGCGGTAGCCGGTGCTAGTTATGAAGGTAAATTAAATTTTAGGACTAGCACAGGAGGAGGCTCATTGTCTACAAAAATGACTATTTTAAATTCCGGCAACGTAGGCATCGGAACGACTTCGCCGAGTTATTTACTAGATGTTCAATCAGGTTCAGCGCCATTTTTAAGATTAAGACATACAGGAGCAGGAGTCGGTTATTATTCTCAATTATTATTTGAAACTGCAAACACTTATTCAGGAACATCGCAAGCATATATAAGAGGCGTTTCCACAAATGCAGGAAATAATGATATGTCATTAGTTTTTGCGACAAGTTCGGGTGTAGCGGCAGTTTCTGAAAAAATGAGAATAACAGAAACAGGAACAATGATTAATTCAGGAAACAGAATGCAGCAACTTTCTTTTTATGGAAGTTCTCAAAGATTTGTATTTCAATCTGCATTCGATAACCCCACGGCAACTATATTTAGCTGGACTGATGGGGGAGCTTATGCTCAAACAATGATAAAAGTTACCGTAATTCAAAATACCGTTACCGGCTCAACAGGAAATTCGAGCATTTGGAGTGAAGGATATGCTATGATTGCAAATAATCCAAGCGGGGTTGTTGCTCAGGCAACCGTTTCTTCTATGGTTGTAAAAGGAAGTTTTGGTAGTCCCAATGTGGGAACTTTATCTTGGGATTCATCAAATAATTTAAGATACACTGCAAATAGGGCATCTAATTATGATGGATATGTAGTTTTAGTAGAATATGGATCTAATACAAATCAAGGGTATAAACCAACATTATACGTAAATTAATTTTAAAATGAAGAAATGCAATCAATGTAATAAAGAATATGACAAAAAAAACGTCAACATTATTTTTCCATTACAAAATAATATGTGTTCTGAATGTGGTAATTTATTGTCTGAATTAGAAATTCAAGAACTTAATCAAAAAATAACTAACTTAGAAGCCAAATCAAACAATAATCCAAAATGAAAAAAGCATTTTTAATCGTTTCCCTTTTTGCTTTACTAGCTTTCACGGCTGAAAAATTTGTAGTTGTAAAATTTACAGAGCCAGAAATTCAGTACCACTGGCAATCAATGAACCAAATAAAAGCCATTGTTGACCAGTCAAACTTACCCCACAATCAAGCGTTATTTGTAATTAAATCGATTGATTCGCTACAAAAAAGCATCCAAGTAAACGCCAAAATTGATTCGACAACATTAAAACCAACAAAAAAATAATGAAAAAAGTATTATTTATTTTATTTGCCTTGTTAGCGTTTGGCGCAAAGGCACAATTTGCCGGAAGCGGTCAAAAGGTATATTCTAAAGCAATAGGCGATTCTATTGTAGTGCCTGCGGGTGCTATTGAAATTCTGCCTGTAATTGCCAGCGCTAAAGGCGATACGGCGGTTTCGTTAACGTGGCGCGCGCTAGATGTTAAGCGCGTTGATACGACGGCGGGTTGTAACACTTATGTCGTTTTATTTGACAAAAAAGGCGGTTTTGTATCTGATTTTAATCAGCCTATTCCCGCTTTAGTTGTAAACGTGTGGGGAGTTGACCCGTGGCCGATTGACGACTACATATTCCAAAAAAACCCACGCTTTAAACGCGTAATTAAAAAATAATATTCACTTAGCCCCTCCCCTTTTCTGAAATGAAAGGTATTTTATCCGTCGCACTATTATCACTTATTAACGTGAAACTGAATTTTTTACCCACAGGCACGTTGATGGTCGCGATGGGCGCTTGTATTACCTTGGATTTCTTTACAGGGGTAATAAAGGCCACGTTTCTGCACGAAGCGCGAACTTCGGAAGGGTACAGGAAGACGGTTATTAAATTTATGCAATACGGCGGGGCGGTATGCGTATCAATGGTGATGAAATATTTAATGGTGATGAAGGGCGATGCAGATTTTGCGCTATTCGTGCCGTTTTTGGATTACTTAAATAATGGGCTTTTGTTCTTTATCATATTTATTGAAGTGACTTCAATTTTAGAAAATATGTACGCAATTGACCGCGATAGTCCTTTCGCCCATTACATTATTAAGCCCCTTTTGAAATTGATGACTTTTGCGATAAAGAATAATTCATTTGTGGAGGCGTCAAAGAAAGTCGGAAAGACCGACGATAATTAAACTAAACAATTTGTAAAATGAAAAATTGGAAAACAACTTTAGCCGGTATCATTGTAGGCGGCGTAGCAGCGGCGACGGCGTTGGGATGGATTACCGCAGAGGTAGGCCAGTCAATCTTAGGAATTGCGGCAGCGGTTGGGTTAATTTTAGCCAAAGACGGCTCAACAATCAAATAATTTAAGGGGGCGCAAGCCCCTTTAATCTTTTCAAAATGAAAACAATTTACAACATCATTCTTTTGGCGCTGACGGCTTTATTTTTGCTTGCGGGGTGCAACTATCAATCGCGGGTAAACAAAGCCAAACAAGTGGTATTAATGGACGCACAGGCGCGACACGAAATATTTTTACGCGAGTTGGAATTATACCCGTGTTCAAACGATAGCATCGTTCAAACTTTTTCAGGCCAAATTGATTCGGTAACACTGGCCGAATACCTTAGTAATTTTAAAGCGCACGTTTTGAAAAACAAAGTAAGTCTTGATACGTTGCCTAAAATATTAAAGGATGCCTACGAATTAGGCTACAAAGACGCAAGCGACAAATACTTAGCGGTAAAGGTTCCTAAATGCAACCCGACGTTTGTAAAAGTAACGGTAAAGGATAAGCAAAAGGAAAAAATACTAGGTGATTCGCTTGTTGCTAGAAACGCAATGATCGGCGCGCGCGATGCTGAAATCTTCGTTTTAAACAACGAAATTGATCGAATGCGGGAAGATGCAAAGGCGGCATCAAATAAATGGGTGTGGCGCTTTATTTTGGCCGTTGTGATAGGGCTTATTTCAAACGCCGCTTGGGCGTATTTTAAAATATTCAAATTATGAGCGTAAAGAATTTTTACCCCGAAAAACCGGTTATGCCGTTTCGGTCTTATAAAATCGAAATGTCGGTAATTATTGCGGCCATTCGCGCGGTCGATTACCCGCTGGAAGTTAAGCGCACGGCTTACGTTTTAATTCGTAACGAATCAGCCAACGGCAAATCGGTAATTAACGGAACCAATTTTTGTGGCGCGCAGTCAGATAGTGGCCGCTGGCCTTCGAAGTTTGACAATATGATACAGGGTACGTGCAACCGTAAAGAAAACGGAAACACAAACCGCGTACGTGGGTTCTTGGTGTTTACTAGCGTGGAGGCGGGCGTTGACTTTGTTTGCGATCGGGTACAAAGCAAGGGAATATTTATAGGCGAAAAAGTTGCGGGCAGGTTCCACAAAGGCGAAGTAAAAACGCCGGAGCAGTTGGCCGATGCGTATCAAGACGAATGGGTAAAAGGCGCAGATGTAAAGCCTACCACGTTAGAAATGAAAAATTTCGTTTCAATGTACAAACAAGCGTGCGAATTATTTGAGTAATTTTTTTTCATAGTTCATAGGATAAATAGGTTTAGGTGTTTGAAACCCCTTTGGCATTGCTAGAGGGGTTTTTTGTTTTAATAAATTTATAATTTTATTTGTTTAGTAATTTACGTTTTACTATTTTTGGTTATTCTTAAACGGGGAAACCCACCTAAACCCATAAAAAATGGAAAAGTACACCCACATTATTAACGAATTTTTTACCGCCAACGGGCTAAACGTTGACGATTTTTTTGTGATTAACATTTGGACGCGGCAAAATGAAATTGATTTTCAAGGTTGGTCAAACGCCATATCGCGCCAAAAATTAGTCGATATTGGTGCGCAGTTCAAAACGTTTGGCAAAGGTGCTTCCGCGCACGAAACTTGTAGCATTATTTATTTAAGTTTTCAGTTTCGCTTTTGTTTTACGTTTCAATCATTATGAGCATAGAAAAACAACGGTTTAACCGTATTAAAATGCTGACGTATTTTGCCCTATGCCAAAACTTAATCAATTTTGTTGATGCGGAATGGACAGGCCACCCAGCAAATAGGCAGGCCGTCAAATCAGCTTCAAAAGTTCAGCTTCGCGAACTAGAAAAAGCTATGACGGTATTGTTTCCGACTAACTTAAACGATGTACGAGACGGGGGCGATGTCATTGACACGTTTATAAATGCTACCGATGCAATGGAGCAATTTTTTGTTTTAGGTATGCACTTGGATGAAATGGCGGAAGAAAATAAAAAAGAATTAAACGATAAAATCGATAAATTATTAATTTCCTACGGGATTGATTTTTGGAACAAACCAATGTCAAGCCTTTGGGCTAAATAAAAAAATGATGAAAAATATTTTTAAAGAAAACGATCGTGTATTTCACATTTCTTACGGATGGGGAAGCGTAATAAGCGAAGGTGATGTAACGGCGGGAGTTAAATTTGATAATGACGAAAAACCTATTTTAATTTTTGGGTTAGATTTGCTTTCATTTACCGAATATAAACTTGACGGAATTAGCCAAGAACGCCCACCCGAACAATTACCAGAACGTGGGCAAGTTGTATGGGTTAAGGATGAAGAAGACGACGAATGGGAAGTTACTCATTTTGTTAAAAAAGACGATAAATATTTTGGAACGTGGGAAGGAAACCCTTTTAATGGCCATTTTACAACTTGGAAATATATGACAACTAAAAACCCCTACCTAAATGAAAACTAATTTAGAATCAGGAATTACACAGGCTGCGGCTTGCGATACTTGCGAAAACGTATTGATGGCGACTATTGTTATTGCAGCAATTATAATAGCTGCAACGCTTTACGTTTATTTTCAGGAAAAGAAAGAGAAAGAAATGTTTTACGGCCAACCAAAAGGCGACGATTTGGATAACTGGGATGAATTTGATAAATGGGTACAATAATGGAAGGTCGCAAAATAATAAACCGCAGTCACACGGTTTTACGTTACATTGTGGCAAAGTATTTCTTTTTAACATATTGCCCCAGCGTTTCAAATTATAGCCACAAGCTACGGGGTAAAGACGGCAATAATAAGCCGATTGATTTTTCGGTGGCAGATAAAACAAAAATTCGCGCGGCGCTTGATTGTATGGTGGCCGATATTAAACGCGATTTGTAATTTACATTTGTGAATATTGGGGCGGCATTACGTTATTTAGTGCCGTCCTAAATTCATAAGATGGCACAATTATCATTTAAAAAAATAGAAATTGAACAAGATTTCTATTCTTCAAACCTGAATTTATTAAACTTTTGCAAAGCAAATTTTGAGCATTACGGCTATGTTAGCGCGTACAGGTTCCAAAAGCAGATGCAAAAATACGGCATCACTTTAAGAAGTCGCACAGAATATCACTTGTCCCACAAACCCGAAGCGAAAACAGAAACTTTTGATTTTTCAGAAGTGGACGATTTCGGAATCGAACCAGCAATAGGGAAAGATTATGTTTCTGCGCGGCTTCCTGAAGCAATTAAACGCATTGGAATACTATCCGATATTCACGTTCCTTTTCATTCAATGGAGGCGCTTATATGCGCAATTAAATACCTGAAATCAAAAAGTATCGAATGCCTGTATTTGAACGGGGACGTTTTTGATTTTTACAGCATTTCACGCCACGAAAAGGAGCGCGACCTTCGCGATCTACCGCGCGAAATTGAAATGTGTCGAAACTTCTTGGTTAAAATTCGCGAAATATTCCCGAAAATTCCTATTTACTTTAAAATGGGGAACCACGAAAACCGCTGGCAAAGGTACCTAAATGATCAGGCGGAAGAATTCGCCCAGTTGCACGAAATGCAATTTGAACAATTCTTTAGGCTGGATAAACTAAAAATTGATTTTGTGCCTGACTGGCAAGGTTTCGAAATGGGTGATTTGCTAGTAGTTCACGGCCACGAAATTATGGCCGGCGGTATGAACCCTAGCCAAACGACGTTTAATAAAACGTTCTGCAATACATTACTAGGCCACGTTCATAGAACAACGGCCACGACAAAAAAAACAGGCTTTAAAGAATACATCCACACCTTTTCTACTGGATGCCTTACTTACCTTTCGCCCAAATATTACCCTTACGCCCAGCATAATCACGGTTTCGCGTTTGTAGAAATTAAAGACGGTGCGGCAAAAGTTGAAAATTTGATGATAAAAGACGGGAAAATAGTTTAGTTTTGTAAAATCATAGTGGTTTAGAACAGAAAATTAAAGGCTTGGGGCGTTGCTCTAAGCCTTTTTTGTGCCTAAAAAATAAATTTTATAAAATAATTATAAATTTATAATGTTTTTCTTGTCTAGTAAATTTCCGTTTACTACCTTTGTTTCACAATAGCAACGGAGCTATTCTAAACCACCAAAAAAATGACAACTTACAAGGCTTACAAAACTTCATTCGGAAAACAAAACTGGACGGTAATTGTTGCAAACGGAAAATTTAATTACGTTTCATTAGGTAAAGAAACTTACTTGCGCGTTCCATTTTACAAAGATTTTAATTCATTTGAAAAAGCTATTGAAAATTACAAAGACGTTAAAATTAAATTGTTTTTAGAATTGATAAGCATTGGAATGGTTAACCCAACTTCTCAAACAATTGCATAAAAATAAAACCCGAGCTGGAGCGGATTCTTCGGCAAACCTAAACCCCCATAAAATGAAAAATTATTTAAAAACATTCAGCAAGCAGGACGCAAAAGATTTGATTCTTGCTTTGGCCATTTTATTAGCCGGCATTACGGCGCTTTACTTGGTAGAATATTTATAGTAACCTAAACCCCTTCAGAAATGAAAAACTTAATTAAATCAGTTATTGCCGTAATGAACGAAGTCAAAGGGATTGAAAAATCTATGACGGTTGGAAACGGTAATTCTTCTTACAAGGGCGTTCCCGACAAAGAAGTAAAAAAGATTTTAGGCGCAGCAATGGCAAAGAATGGCCTTTGTTTATTGCCTACTGGTGTAAAGCCAACGATCAAAATTGAACGCTGGGAAGAAACGGATAGCTACGGGCGTACAAAAACCAAACAAACGGTATTTACCGAAGTGACGACAACTTACCTGCTTATGCACGAAAGCGGCGAATCACAAGAAATTTGCGGCTATGGCCACGGCGTTGATGCGCAAGATAAGGGCGCAGGAAAGGCCACAACTTACGCGCTCAAATACGCTTTGCTTTATAGCTTCTTAATTCCGACGGGTGATATTGACGATACGGACGCGGTTCATAGCCAAGACGTGCCAGTAAGACAAGATTCGATGAATATTGCAAGCTGGAAGTCAGGAATTAACGCCTGCGAAACCGTAGAAGCGCTAAACGCTTTGTATAAAGAAAAAGCCTCAATTATTAACAACAACGCCGAAGTCTTGGCGCTATTTGCAGAACGTAAACAAACCCTTTTAAATAACTAGAATATGAAAAATGAATTAATGGCCGTTGATGGCCAAATCCTTGACCTAAACAAAAAAGAAATTGCAACAATGGCCGAAAATTTTATTTCGGCTAACGCAGATTCGTTTAACACCCTAAAGGTGGCGGCGCAATTGGCCAAATTTGAACTATTTGTCAGCGAAGTAGGGAAACACCTTAAGGAACATCTTTTTAACGATTTGCGCCAAAATAAAGATAGCAAGGTTTCGGCCTACGGTGTTGACTTTTCAGAAATGGAAGGCGGCGTAAAATACGACTACACGGAGACGCCCGATTGGGTTAAGTTGCAGGATCAAATAGACGCGCTAAAAGAAAAGCAAAAAGAAATTGAAGCTACCTGTAAAACGTTGAAATTTAAGGTTTCAATTTTGGACGAAGAAACGGGCGAATTGCACGATTTTTACCCGCCGGCAAAATCTTCAACAACTACAATTAAGAAAATAATCAAATAACAAATAAACAAAAAAAGCAATGGCTAATGACAAAATTTTCGCAAACGGTTTTTTATTCAAAAGAAATGACAACGCCCCTCAATTTGTAGTGGGGGCAATTTCAATAAAAGCCGATGAAGCGATTCAATTTATTGAGCAATACGCTAAAAATGGTTGGGTAAATTTAAAGGTAAACCAAGCGCAAAGCGGAAAATATTACATTGAATTAGATACGTGGGAAGCGAAAGGCGGAGCGCCTGCACAGGCACCGGCAAAAGCCCCAGCGCCAAAAGCCCAACCACAAACAATTCATTTGGAACCGGAAGCAAGCGACGACCTGCCATTTTAAAATTTAAGCGATGAAAAAAATGAAAGCATACGCGCAAATCGCAGATGAATTAAACGAGAAGGGCATTTTGCCCTCTCGTGCGCGAAAGTTTACCGCCGGCACCGTTTACCAAGCGGTAATGGGAAATATTGACTACCCTGTAATAAGAAAACGTTTTAACGAATTAATGGCAGAAAATGGAAAATAACGAAGTAAAAATAGGAATGAAAGTTATTCCGCATTCTAAAAGCTATGCGCAAGACTTACATAATTCGCAACACTGGAAAATGGCACAAGAAAAAGGCCGAAATTACCTTTTTGTAAATTATATACACCTTTCACACACTCACGGAAAAGTTTTTGTTTTAAGTTTTGAACCAACAAGCCCGCCCAGCGGGGCAACAGGCGACTTTTTTATAGCAAGCGATTTTGACCCATTAGAAGATTAAAAGATGGAAAATCTGACAAGTGATCTAAAAAACAAATTGCGGATACCTTTAACGTTTGAAGAATATCACGCTATAAACCCACAGGTTTACTCCAAGTTTTGTATGTACACCGAAATGCTAATTAAGGCAGGGCGCAAGAAATTAGGCGCAAAAGCAATAATGGAACGGTGCCGGTGGGACACAATGATTGAAACGGTAGGTATTTTTAAAATAAACAATAATTATACCGCGGCTTATTCTAAAAAATTCGAACAAGACCACCCACAATTTAAGGGCATTTTTGAGCACCGAATAAAAAGGAATTAGTATATTTGTAAACAATAAGCGACGGGGGTAGGAGTTCGTCGGTTATTTTAGGGTTAAAAAACCAAAAAGCCAGCTTTGCACTCCTACGCAGACTGGCTTTTTTTTGTTTAAAAATGGAAAATAAAAATACAAAGGCACCTAGAACAATTCTTTGTAATTGGTGCAATAAAAGAAGATTATTTTCAAACGGTTACTATTTAGGCAAAAGCCCCAACGGAAAAGAATATTTCATTTGTTCTAAATGTAATTTAATTAAAGACATAGTTTAATTATGAAATACTACCTACACGATTCGACTTCATTTAACGATGAAAAAATCACTGAATTATACCTAGAATTTGGGTACGAAGGGCTTGGTTTATTTTATACAATTCTTGAAAAATTAGCCCTTCAAGAGAAACCAATTAAGACAAAAATCCTTAAACATCAATTAAATGTTGGCAAAAAATTAGAAAAATGTTGGGATTTTATGGAAAAAATTGAACTTATTTCTTCAATAAATGGCGAAACTTTCAACGAACAACTTCTAAATTTTAGTAAAAAGTATCAAGTCAACAAGGAGAAAAACGCGGATAAAGTCGCAGAATGGCGTAAAAGTAAAAAAAGTAACGAAAATGTAACCGGTTACGAACCTGATTGTAACGCCACTAAAGTAAATAAAGTAAAATCAATTAAAATAAAAGAAAGTAAACACTTTGATTTTTTTTGGGAGGCGTTTAATAAAAAAATAGATCGCGCTAAATGTGAAAACGTTTGGTCTAAATTAACCGAAGAAGAAGTTCAAAAAATTGTGGCAACCGTTGACCAATATGTTTTGGCAAACCCTGAAATCAAATTCAGGAAAAATCCTTTAACTTACCTAAACGGAAAATGCTTTAATGACGAAATAGTTTTTTATCCTAAACCCCAAAACAATGGAAATTTCAACAATGAACAAAAACTCGGAACTAGCGCCGCAAGAATGGAAGCCGCGCGAAATTTCTAAAGGAAACGCTCACGCCATAATTGCCGCACAAAGCGCCGAAAGTTTACGCACACGGGACGAAAACGACATTAAACAGGTATTGCGTTACGCAATGGTTTTAGTCGGCTTACGTGGCAACAATTTCCCGACTGACGAAGAAAAATTTGTTTTGTTAAACTTTGTTCGAAATAATTTTGGAAACCAAACGCCCGAAGAAATAAAAATTGCGTTTGATTACGCGGTTGCGGGGAAGCTAGAAGTTGATGCGAAATGTTACGAATCATTTTCGTGCGAATATTTCGGCCGAATTATGAAGGCTTATATTGAATACGCAAGGCTTGAAACTAAAAACGTTGTAAAGGCCATAGAATTACCAAAGCCAGCGCCCAGCGTCGAAGAAATTAAAGCAATGGTTATAAAATCAGCAAATATGTACATCGCTGAAATGATCCGTTGCAAAGAAGCCAAAATAGAAATGAATTGGATTGCCGGTGGCCTTTCTTATTTGTACGATTATTTAGTTGACTTCAAAATTTGGGATTGCCCTGAAACGGTGCGCGAAGAAATACGATTTAGAATCAATCCAAATTGGAAACAAAACCCGCGCGAAAAAATGTTTGTTGCAAGCTGCAAGGCTGAGGCTTACAAACGGTTTATTTCTGATTTGGTAGAAATGGGAATGAGTTTAAACGAAAACGGCGAAATTGTATGAGAACTAAATTAATTTTAAGCGCATTTTTTTTGATAGGATGCGCAATAGTATGTTTTTCTTTTATTATGGCCAAGAAGCCAAAGCAAAGCGGCAAAATCAAAGCGTTACAAAATGAAACAGACAACGGCGACGCATTTATGATGGATACGTTTGAGCCGATTGAAGATTTTGAGATGATTTATTTTGATGAAAATAAAGGTTTGATTCAATTAAAAATTAAAAAATAATGACAACAGAAAGATTTAAAAACAACCTGCGCCTAAAAATTATTGAAAAAATGAAAGAGCGAAAAATAACAAACCAAGATTTAGCCGAGGCGGTCGATGTTTCGCTTACTTGTGTTAGGCAATGGGTTTCAGGCAAACATACGATTTGCTTTGAATTAGGATTACAGGTGTGTACTTATTTAGATATTGATGTTTATGAAATCTAGAGAAATAATATATTTTCAACCCGAAGGCATTAAGCCTAAATATTGCGAAGCTGGTGTTATTATGGAAAATGACCCCGATCACATTTGGTTTAATGAAGCTGAATGTAGCTGGACTGGAGTAGTTCATATTAATAAATCATTAGAAGATATTTATGATGAAATTTATGGAGAATTTTAACCAACGCTTCGGCCGAAAAATGGCTATTGCTATGGCAGAAAAAAAGATAAGTCAAATTGACCTTGCTTACGAAATTAATACAACGCAGTCGGCGATTTCGGGTTACGTTTCCGGAAAAAATGCGCCGCGCCTTGCAACCGCTTTAAAAATTTGTGCTTACCTTGGCATTGATTTAGAAGTTTTTATTTAAAACCGAACCGATATGAAACAATTATTATTTAAAATTAGAAACTTTTTTGTTCCTTACCCAAAATACAGAATTGCCGAAAAAATAGTAAATAGAACTATTGAAATAGGCGAAAGGCATTTAATTAATACAGATTTGCATTATGAAAATACGTCAAAAACCGTTTTTGTAGTTCAAGAAAAATCAAAAAAAGGTTTTTATTTTGATGAAAATAGTTTTCATACATTTCGAGGCGCGAAATCTTATATTGATGCCAAAATAAAGGAAGGTTCGGAAATTGTTTGGATTTACTATAACGTATAAATGAGAAGCGACGAAGAACACCGAATTCAAGTAGCAATTTGCAATTACTTAAACTGGCAGAAAGTGCCATTTTACGCGGTGCCAAATGGCGGACTTCGTACTTTAGGCGTAGCAAAAAAGCTAAAGGCTGAAGGCCAAAAGGCGGGCGTTGCTGATTTGTGTTTAATGGTTCACAATAAAACGTGGCACGGTTTATACTTAGAAGTCAAAACCGAAAAAGGCCGATTATCGGAAAATCAAAAAGAATGGTTTCCTAAATGCGTTGAAGCTGGATATTTTTACCACATTGTCCGTTCGGTTGACGACGTGGTTAAAATACTGAAAGATTTTAAGGCAGATTTGATTTAGTCAGGTGGCGTAATGGTAGACGGATGCATCTCGTAAGAACTGCATGCCCATAGAGGTTACAGGTTCGAATCCTGTCCTCGACTAACCAATATGTATAGGAGTAGTAGAAATATTACTCCTAACTATTGGATTATTTAATAAAGGTTCGTATATTTGTGACTACAAAATAATAGATATATGAAAAGATTTTTTGATAAGGTAGATAAGACTTATACTTGTTGGTTGTGGACGGCTGGAAGTAGAGGAAAAGCGGGTTATGGTGCATTCAAAATAAATGGTAAAGTAGTAGATTCTCATAGAGTGTCGTATATTATTCATAAAGGGGAGATACCAACAGGGATGTATGTTTGCCATACTTGTGACAATAGAAAATGTGTTAATCCTGAACATTTGTTTTTAGGTACAGCAAAAGATAATCATCAAGATGCTGTTGATAAAAATAGAATTATATTTGGATGGAATACTGAAAAATTAAAGAAACATCCAAGTAGAGGTGCTTATTTAAGGGGATGCAGATGTAATGAATGTAAAGCTATTAACACAATGATGGCTAAAAGATATAGGGCAAGTTTGAAGTAATCCTGTCCTGACTACCGTACCTACTGTAGCATTAAAAATGTTGTCCGAGCTGCAGACAGGTGGACAAACTCATACGCTACGAGTCGAACAGGGTTAAGAAATAACTCTAGGAAGCGTAAAAAATACCGACAGCACGGAAAGACGGCAAATTTTAACCCTTAATTATTAACCTATGGCAGAATTAACACCAAAAGAAAAATGCGATGAAATTGTAAATTATATTCGCGATTCACATTTTAAGGCATACGGCAAAGTTTTTAAAAAAGCCGTAATTGATGAAGCCTCCGCAAACGTTGTACTTGTTATCAAAAGCCGGCTAATTGATGGGCTGGATGTTACATATTGGAGAAAAGTAAAAAACGAAATTGAACTTAGACGAAATTAAAATGGCAACTGAAAACAAACCCGATTTAGTTAATTCGCCTCCGCATTACATAAGCAAAGGCGGCATCGAATCTATTGACGTAATAGAATCATTTGAACTAGGCTTTAACCTAGGAAACGCAATTAAGTACATTTTGCGGTGCGAAAACAAAGGCAACAAAAAACAAGACTTGGAAAAAGCCCGCTGGTATTTGAATCGCGAACTTGATAAATTTGTAGGGTAATGGAGGACAGGCTAATTACGTTCGGCTATATTGTGGCCGGCTTTGAAACCGCATTTATCATTTTTATGGTTTGGAAAATATACCACGAAAAGAAATGAAAACAGAATTAAGCCCTAACCAAGTTATGGCCGTGGAATGGATTGACGCCCAGCTACAAAAACCAAACAATAAATTTTACCTTGGTGGCGGGGTTTATGTTAACGATTTGCACGAATGCCTAGCAACGCAAAAGGATCGAATTGTATTTGGTTGCGAAACCGTGCAACGGGCTTCTTTTAGAACTACGAAAAAGATTAAAGATTATTTGTTAAAAAACCAAGGCAATAATGAAGCCGAAACAATAAAATAACAAACCAATGTCCGAACAATTAACAATTAAAACCGTAAAAATCGGTTTAATTAAAAACAACCCGAAAAACCCCCGAATTTGCAAAGACGACAAATTCAAAAAGCTCGTCAAATCAATTCAAGGATTCCCTGAAATGCTGGCAAAACGCCCGCTTGTTTGTTTTACAGATACGGACGGTAAATTTGTAGTATTGGGCGGGAATATGCGGTTAAAAGCGGCGCAAGAATGCGGGCTTAAAGATTTGCCTATTATGCTGGCCGATGAATGGAGCGAAGAACAAAAAAACGAATTCTTAATTAAAGACAACGTCGGTTTTGGGGAATGGGATTGGGATGATTTGGCAAACAATTATGATGCTGACCAGCTTATGGATTGGGGGCTTGATATTCCAAATTTTGAAATTAAAGATTTAGGAACCGCTGAAGAAGATAATTTTGACGTTCCCGAAGGTGGAATTGAAACTGATATAGTTTTAGGGGATTTATTCGAAATAGGCGATCATCGATTACTTTGTGGAGATTCAACAGATAGCGATGCAGTTGCAAAATTAATGAATGATAAAATTGCAAATTTGGTTTTTACTGATCCTCCTTATGGGGTAAGCTATCAATCAAATATGAGGACAAAATCTGAAAAATTTGAAGTTTTAAAGAACGATAATGTTTTTATTACCGAATGGATTAATAATTTACCTTTATTTTCAGTCGGATTTGTATTTGTTTGGACAAGCTGGAAAGTTTTAAAAGAATGGATTGAATTTTGCGAACCAATTGGAGATTTATCAAATATCATAATTTGGAATAAAGGCGGTGGGGGAATTGGAGATTTGAAAAAAACATTTTTAACTGATTTTGAAGTTGCACTTGTTTATCATAGAGGCGCAGAAATTAAAGGTAAAAGATTGGGGAGCGTTTGGAGCGTTGGAAAAGATGGCGCAAACAAATATTTGCATCCTACTCAAAAACCGGTAGAACTTCCTGCTATGGCAATAGAAAATTTAACAATTTCAAATGAAATTATTTTAGATTTATTTTTGGGTTCAGGTACAACTATGGTTGCAAGTCAACAATTAAACCGTAAATGCTATGGAATGGAATTAGACCCAAAATATTGTCAAGTGATTGTTGATAGAATGATAAAACTTGATCCATCTTTGGTTATAAAGAAAAACGGTCAGCCATATAAAGCTGATTAATATTTTACAACGGATAAACAACGGATTATGGCAACACGAAAAGGAAATATTGCAAACTTAAAAAACTTCCCAAAGGGCGTTTCAGGGAACCCGAACGGAAGGCCGCGCAAATTGCCCCAGCTTGACCAATTGTTGGCAGAAGTGCTAGGCGAAGAAAAGGACGGTATTACGGCGGCACAGGCTATTTTAATGAAGCTACGCCAAAAGGCTACAAGCGGCGATGTTAGGGCGGCGGAAATTATGCTAGACCGTGCATACGGAAAAGCAAAACAACCTTTGGATATTGTTGAGCGCACTATTATTGTGGAGGCGCCGATAGACGACGACGATGATTAAAGTACAATGGCCAAGAAAGTGGCGCTATATTATTAACGAAAAATTCGTACCGTTGACTAAAATATTCGACAGGTATGTAATTTTGTACGGATCCCGTGGTTCGTCAAAATCGGATTATATCGCCAAACAATTGGTTTATAATTGCCTTACACACAAGTATTTTAAGTGCATTTTATATCGAAAGAAATACAATACCATACAGGAATCAAGCTACGAAAACATCAAACAAACGATTTTAACGCTTGGGCTTCAAGAATTATTCACGTTTAAAGTTTCCCCGTTGGCTATTGTTTGCATAAACGGGAACCGGTTTATTGCTCGCGGTGGTGATGACGCGGCCAGCTTGAAATCAATTAAAGACCCGACCTGCGTTTGGTATGAAGAAGACGTGCCGGATGAACAGGATTTTGCAACAATTACGCTAACCATACGTTCGGGCAAGGCCGACCGCCTGCAAGAGTATTTTTCAATAAACCCCGAAATTGAAGGCGATTTTACCGACAATTGGTTTTGGAAAAGATTCTTTGAAGGGCGCCACGAATTATCCTACCGTTCAGTCACTAGTATTGAAGTAGAAGGGCGAACGGTTGATTATGGCGTAACGGTGCATCATTCCGTTTATCAGGACAACAGGTGGCTACCCGATGCGGTAAAGGCGCAGATTGAAAGCTACAAAGAAACAAACACCTACCTTTATTCGGTTTACGCTAAAGGGCTATGGACGCGCAAGGAAACGGGCGGTAATTTTTACAAGCTATTCCAACGCGCAAAGAACACGGCACCGGCACAATACAACCGCGGCCTACCGTTACACGTTTCGTTTGACTTTAACGTAAACCCTTATATGACCTGCACAATTTGGCAACTGGAAGGCAAGAAAGCCACGCAGATAAACGAAATTTGTTTAGGCACACCTCAGAACCGCACGGAGAACGTTTGCAGGGAATTAATACGGCAATATACAGGCCACGACGCGGGGATGTTTATTTACGGAGATCCGGAGGGAAAACACGAAGATACACGAACGGAAAAGGGTTACAACGATTTTGTAATTATCGTTCGCGCGCTTGCAATATTCAAGCCCAGCCTCCGCGTTGCAAATTCAGCGCCGCCAGTGGTGATGCGTGGTAATTTTATAAACGCCGTATTTGCACACAATCAACAGGGCTTAGAATTTGTGATAGGCGAAAATTGCGCCAAATCAATTTCGGATTATATGTACCTAAAAGAAGCGGCAGACGGTACGAAGGCAAAAATCAAAGAAAAGAACCCCGAAACCGGTGTCAGTTATGAAAAATATGGCCACACGTCCGATGCAAATGATTACTTGCTTTGTTACGCTTTTGCTTCCGAATTTACAATGTATCAGAAAGGCGGCGTTTCCCGCCCTATTACCATCGGGTCAAATAACGCTTCGAAAAACTCCTATTAGCAAATAAATTAAATTTATCCAAAAAAATTTGTGAAAATTCTGCGGAAAGGTTAATATTGTTGTAATAAAATCGAAATATTTCAGTTTTTATTTACTAAAAATTAGTGCTCTATGCCTTATTTAATCGCAAAAGACCTCAATAAACAAATACAGGGCGAAAATTTAAACCAAGTTATTGGGGGCGATTCTAGCATCCTAAGCGCTGCGGAACTTACGGCAATCGAGGAAGCCAAAAGCTATTTAGTGCAACGTTACGATACATCGCAGGAATTTAAGGATTTGAACGAGTGGAGTAAGTCATCTATTTACAAACCAACCGACCGTGTTTACCTTAATGCCACGGCTTATTCATTAAAAACCTATGCGGTTGGCGATTTGGCTTTACAGGCTGGAATCGTTTACAAATGCACGACGGCCATCACAACGGCCGAAGCGTTTAACCCTGTAAAATGGGCTTTATTAGGTTTGCAATACGATATTTTTTACGCAGTTTACCCGAAGCCGTTATTTAATTTTGATGGGATGTATGCGGTAGGCGATCAAGTATATTGGGAAGGCAAAATTTACGCTTGCAAAATTCAAACGCAACCGTACTCACAGACTACCCTATTGCAATACCGCGAAATAGACAACGTGCCATCGCTTAACATTGTGCCAAACAACGTTAACAACGGGGCTATTTATTGGGGTTTTCTTTCTGATTATACGGTTCCGGTAAACACCGATATTTTAAATTCGACGTATTGGGCTAAGGGCGACAATAGAAGCCAGCAATTACTTACCACGGTGGTAGATATTGCGCTTTATCACGTTCATAGCCGTATTAGCCCGCGCAATATTCCTGACCTTCGCGTGAAACGTTATGATGACGCCCGCAACTGGTTAAAAATGGCTTCCCGTGGCGAAATCACGGCAAGTATTCCAATGTTACAACCCACAAAAGGCGGTCGTATTCGTTACGGCGGCGGCATAAAGCAGATTAACACATATTAATTATGGCAGGAATTAGAGATATTTTAAACGTTCGAAATTGGGGCTTTAATACCACAAATACGGGGGATTCTACGAATTTAGGTAAAGACCATTCCAAAACGGCTCAAAACCTTTCGAACTATATTACACCCGTTCAGCTTCAACGTTTACGCACTGACGTTTCAATGTGGCGCGACGCGGTAGCGGAGGCAGAACGCGCTTATTACCCTTTCAGGGTTAAGATGCAGCGTGTTTTTATTGACACGATTTTAAACGGCCACGTTTTCGCCCTTATGGAGCGAAGAAAGGATTTAACATTATTACGCAAATTTGAAATTTCAGATGCGAAAGGGAAAAAAAGCGAAGAGCTTACGGAATTCTTTGCCAACGCGCCTTGGTTTGGCGATTTTGTCAATTATAGCCTTGACGCTTTATTCTTTGGTTATAGCCTTATTTCTTTGGGCGATATTGAAGGCGGAAAATTAAAAGATGTTTCAATAGTTCCCCGCTGGTATGTTTCACCCGATCGCGAACAAGTAGGTTCATTCATTTACGCAACTTCAGGCGCAAATTTTACCGAGGAACCGTACAATGACTGGCACATTTATGTAAAAACCAAATCAGATAACGGCGTTTCGCCGGTTGGTTACGGTTTGATGTATCAAATTGCTCTTTATGAAATTTTCCTACGCAATACGCTAGGCTTTAACGGCGATTTTATCGAATTGTTTGCGATGCCTTACCGTGTGGGTAAAACTACTAAGACGGAAGAAAAGGAACGCGCAGAATTAGAGAATGCGATTAAAAATATGGGTTCGGCTGGTTACGCCATCATAGACCCAATGGATGAAATCGAATTCTTAGAAGCCAAAACTTCGGGCAACGGTTATAAGCCATACGAAAACCTTGAGAAACGGTGCGAGGACAAAGTTTCTAAAATCATTTTAGGCCACGCAGACGCAATCGATAGCACGGCGGGTAAGTTAGGCGGAGGCCAAGGCGAAGATAGCCCAGTGGCGCAGGCGCTAGAAGATAAGCAAACAAAAGACGGTCGTTTTATTGAAAACATCATCAATAACGAATTATTGCCACGCCTTAAAAAGCTAGGTATTGTAAACGTGCCGGATGGGTTTACGTTTAAATTCTTAAACGATGGCGAAGCGCAGGAGCAAAGACAAAGCGAAGACGCGAGCAATTTAATAACGGCACAAATTGCCCAAACTATGAAGAACGCAGGGCTTCAAATGGATGCGGAATATTTTGCAGAACGCACAGGCATAAAAGCGGAAGCGGTAGAACCTGCCCCAGCGGTAGCGGTAACCGACAAAAACAATAAAGAAGATTTGCGGAATAATTTGCAAGTAAAGAACCGTTTAATCGACCTTTATAAAGAGGCGTAATGAAATACACGCAAAATCAATTTAAATCTTTGCTAGATGGCATCTATGACGGTTCGATAACCGAATACGATTTGCCGCAAGATTTGTATTTGGCCATTGCGGACTATTTAAAAAAGGGTTTGTATGAGGGATTCGGAAACACGCTATCGAAGCTATCCGAAAACCTTGCAAACGGCGGCGGAAGTTTAAACGATTTAGAATTGTTGGCAGAATTGCGCTCTAACATTTATATGTTTAGCGCGGCCAAAACGTTTCAGCAAGTTAAGGAGATGACTTCGGCGCTAGTTAATGAAGACGGCGTCGTGCGTTCGTTTTCAGCGTTCAAAAAAGAGGCGATTAATATATTTGGCCTGTATAATGAAACGTGGCTTAAAACCGAATACAACACGGCAATAGGCCAAGCGCAGGAGGCCATTAAATGGCAAAGAATAGAAGAACAAAAAGATGTCCTTCCGTATTTGAAATATCTGGCGGTACTAGACCCGCATACTTCAATAATTTGCCGTCCGCTGGATGGTATTGTGGCGAAGGTTGGCGACCCTATTTGGGCAAAAATTGCCCCGCTAAATCATTTCAATTGCCGGTGTTTACTTTTGCAGGTTGACGAAGAAGAAGGACGCAAAGAATTAACGCCTGACGGCGATAAATTAAAGCGTGTCGATCAGGTCGAAGCAGAAATGCAACCCGTATTTAAAATGAACGCCGGAAAAGATGGCTATATTTTTAAAGGCGACCACCCTTATTTTGAAGTCGCAAAAAAGGACAGGGAATTCGCAAAAAATAACTTTGATTTGCCTATTCCAAAAATGGACAACAAAGGCCAAAGTTTGACGCCTGAATTTATGCCAGCCAAAAACATTAAGGAGGCGGCGCAATACGCCAAAGATGTTTTAGGTGTCAAATATGCCGATTTTAAGGGCGTAAATATTGATATAGCAAATGATATGAATAAAGGGCTATTTAATACAAAGGTATTGATGCCCGAAATTAAAGTAAACGGAATAGGTAGCGCGCAGGAATGTAACAAAGCAATTAAAAGAGATGTTATTGAAGCGTACAGGGAAACAAGTTACTATAAAACCGTTAAAGAAAAATTCGGCATCAATTACGCTG